AAAGATGGCCCGCGAAAGCCTCTTCCCGCGTTAGTTCATCGTCGCCGCAACATAGTCTTCTGCAGCATCCCATGCTGACTTGACTAGAAGTTCCTTTGGGTCGTACCCAGACAGAAATTTTCTCAATTTCTTCTGGTCAATGTTGTGACCATGCCGCGAAAATAGCTTTGTGATTGCAGTGACCTTTGCTTCGAGCGGACTGTCATCATGGATGGTACCAACATGGGTTGCAAGGCTATCTTCGCTCGATGGAACTGCTTGGGTATTGGCAACGATTGTATCGTGTGCTCGTTCGCGAATTAGCTGGCGCAGTTCTCCCAATGACAGTTTCATGACTCTAACTATATGCTCGTGAACTAGCGGCAGAACGCTAGATACCATCAACAAATGGATGATGAGACTCTAGAGCCTGTAGCTACCATCGACGAGGCAGCGACTCTAGACCCACGATTTGGCGTCTTGCCCACTGGGAAGCAACACGTTAGCTTCAGCGAAATGCGGGATTGGCAGGACTGCAGCTTTCGTCACAAGCTAAAGTTTGTCGATAAGGTTCCGACCATCGACGTTGGTGTTCATGCTGACTTTGGAACTGCATGCCACGCAGCGTGTGAACACTTCATGAGAACACGAGTGATGGACTTGAAAATCTTCAAGACCACGTTCTATGAATTGTGGAAGGAACACGCCCCAAATCTCCCAGAAGAATACACTGTCGAGGCTTTCAAGCAATTTGCACAAGAAGGGCTGGCTCTTCTTCCTGAAGTGCCAAGTTGGCTCGACGAGACATTTCCTGGTTGGGCCTACGTTGATGCTGAACACCTGCTGTATGAGCCCATTCCTGGGCGCCAGTATGCCTTCAAAGGGTACATCGATGCCATCATCACATGTCCGGGACCGCGAGGGAAGCTGCTGACCTGGCTCATTGACTTCAAAACTTGTGGCTGGGGTTGGAAGTCAGAAAAGAAGTCTGACCCCAACGTCTGTGCTCAGCTCGTCAACTACAAAAACTTCTGGTCAACGAAAACTGGGACAGACCCTAAAGACGTACGATGCGCTTTCGTGCTGCTAAAGCGGAATGCTAAACCAGGAAAGCACTGTGAAATGGTGACAACGTCTGCTGGCGAGGTGACCACAAACCGTGCACTAAAGGTCATCAACAACATGGTCGTCAGCGTTGAACGTGGAATTGCCATCAAGAACCGCGCTAACTGCACTTGGTGCAAATTTTATAACACCCCTCACTGCACCTGAGCTGCTGGAAGACGTGTTCCTAAGGCTTGAAAGCGGCCGAACTTGTCCAGCGTCTGCTTTTGGACTTCAACATAGCTGAATTTTGCTGCAGCGCATGCTGCTTGCGTTCTAGCATTGAGCTCAGGTTTGTGCATATCATCGAATATGATAGTGCCGCCTTCAGCACAAAGCTTCAACAAGTCTGTTAAGGCTTCTGCGCGGACAGACTTATTTCCCAGGTCGTGGGATATGAGGTCATATGCTACTGATTTCCCTTTGATGTCATCCCACAGCAAAAATGCACCAAATTCAACGCCGTATTTGGTGCAAAAGCTTCGTGTTCTCTTGAGCCATGACGCATTGTCATCTGCTGAAACAATGTTGACACTTGAAACAAGTCCAGCGTCTTGAGCCCAACGCCTCACAACGTACGAAGTGAACCCCGACCCTGTGTCAAGGACAGACTTTGGCTGCACCGTAACTAAAGTTTCATACAGAAAAATGCTAGCTTCCAGAGAGATTGCCATCCCAGGAGTGGAGACATTTTTGACGTAGTCCGTGTATGCAGAAATGAGTAAGTCAACTGTTGGCATCAAAACTTTCTTTCTCTGAAATACGGGATATGTCGCTGGGGTACAGTGCTGCTAGAATGGCTGCAAAGAAAAAAATCTTGATGCTAACTGACCATCCCCTCAGTACATCGGGCGTAGGGTGCCAATCGAGGTACCTGATACAGGGTCTCATTGCTACTGGTAAGTACACCTTTCGAGTCTTCGGTGGCGCAATGAAACATGACAGCTATGAAACTGTCAAGGTCAATGATGACCTAATCATCAAACCGACAGATGGGTTTGGAGACAAAAATTTGCTCAGGATGACGCTGGCAGTAGAAAAACCCGATGTCCTTCTGCTATTCACAGACCCTAGATTTTTCATTTGGGTTTGGGAAATGGAAGATGAAGTTCATCAAATCTGTCCCATTGCGTACAATCACCTGTGGGACAGCCCACCATGGCCAGAATTCAATCGAGTTCTTTATGAGAGCACTGACTTGGTCAACTGCATCAACTGGCCGACCTATGAGATGGTTTATCAACGATTTCCTGAAAAGACGAACTACATTCCACACGCTGTCCCTAAAAGTATCTTTTTCCCCATTTCGACAGCTGAATCACAGAAATTGAAGCTTCAACTTTTGGGAAAGGAACGCCTCGACCATTTCATTGTTCTATACGTTAGCCGCAACGCGCGGCGTAAGCGCACCAGCGATGTGATTCTATCGTTCAAGTTATTCCTTGATGAACTTCAGAAGAAACATGGGCACCGCAAAGCAACTCTAGTGATGCACACAGACCCTATCGATAGAGAGGGCACAAACCTGCAGCAAGTGATTGACATGTGTCATGTAAAAAATGACGTGGTCTTCTCTAAGGAGCGAACTGGGTTTGAGCAAATGAATTCTCTCTATGCAGTGGGCGACACTATCGTCAACATTAGCTGCAATGAAGGATTTGGACTGCCGACTCTTGAAATGATGATGGCTGGGAAGCCCATCATCGCTGTAAAAACGGGCGGTCTAACTCGACAGGTGCAAAACCATGACACGGGTGAACAGTACGGCATTGCCCTGGAACCTAGTGTCAAGACGCTGGTTGGAAATCTCATGGTCCCTTACATCTTTGAAGACTTTGTCGCTAATGAAGCAGTGGCGCAGGCCTTCATGGACATGTACGAAAAAGGCCCTGAAGAACGAGCTAGAATTGGAGCCCGTGCCCGTGAGCATGCGCTAAAAGACTATGACATGGACAAGCTCATTAGCGATTGGGACAGTACCCTCACAAATTTGACCGATAGCTGGCAAAAAGGAAAGGACCGCTGGACAGCGGTTGAAATCTGATGAAGACAGTTCTTTTGCGTGGCCCCGCGTTAAGCCAATCTGGATACGGCACGCACTGCAGACAAGTCGCCCGTTGGCTCTTACAACGGCCAGACTTTGATGTCAAATTCGGGCTGCTTCCGTGGGGCGACACGCCTTGGTTGATTGACACTGCTCGTGAAAATGGACTAGTTGGCGAGATAATGAAGCGAAGCGTCTCCCCTGATACTAGGTGTGACATCTCATTTCAATTGCAATTGCCTGATGAGTGGGACCCAAAGCTAGCGCCTGTCAACATTGGAATCACTGCAGGCATTGAAACTGACAAGTGCAATCCTACATGGACGGCCGCTTGCGAAAGAATGTCTGCAGTTGTAGTGCCGTCAGAACATGCTAAGTCTAGCTTGGGAAAGGTCACCAAACCCGTCTTTGTCATTCCTGAAGCTTACTGTGATGCAATTCGAGAGACAAATTTACCCACATTACAGTCATTTTCGACGCCATTCAACTTTTTGATTTTTGGTCAATTGACAGGAAATAACGCGGAGAATGACCGCAAGAACACTTTCTATGCTATCAAATGGCTATGCGAAGTCTTCAAAGATGACCCTGAAGTTGGTATCATCATCAAAACCAACATGGGAAAACACAGCAAGATTGACAGGCAACTGACGCGAGGGTTGTTGTCAAATGTCGTCAGCGAAGTTCGGAAGGGAAAGATGGCCCCCAGAATTCATTTGGTTCATGGAGACATGACAGATTCTGAAGTCGCCGCTTTATATCAACACTCACATGTCAAAGCTCTTGTTGCTTTGACTCGTGGCGAAGGATTTGGACTTCCTATCCTAGAAGCTGCAGCCAGCGGTTTACCCATTATTGCAACAGGTTGGTCAGGCCATGTTGATTTTTTGAAACACGGAAAATACATCAGCATCTACCACCAATTGGGCCCAGTTCATAAAAGCAGGATTGACAACAAAATTTTTATGGATGGTGCTCGGTGGGCATATCCATCTGAAGATGACTTCAAAAAGCGTGTCATGAAGTTCCGCCAAAGCTCAATCATTCCTAAGCAATGGGCCAAAGAATTGCAACCCATCATCATTGAGAAGTACTCGCTCTCTAGCGTCTCAAGGGTGTACGATGAAATTTTGAAAGAATTCATCTGATGATTTGGTTCATACTCGCTTTGGGTATTGCGCTATTGATAGCAGCAATTTCAAGCTACATTGCCTGGCATGCTATCAAGCAAAATTTGATTCTAGCTGACCAACGTGAGGAACTAGTCGATACAATCGAAGAGTCTCTTGATGAACTAGATGAATGTTACACAGCAATCGCGACCAAGGCCCAGATTGACGTTCTTAGTGATGAACCTATCATTCGTGAACTCATCAATGACATCAAGCGCGCTCGAAATGCGATGCTATCAATCGCAAGCAAGGTCGTAGTCTACGGCGAACAGAAAGATGAAAAGGACGAGTGATGAGACGAGCCCGACAGCCCCAGGCAGCAACGCCTGTTACAGCCCCCCCGACTGCACCGACAATCGTTGTCGTGCCTGAAGTTCCGTTGACTCCCGAAGAAAAAGCAAAAGCCAAAGAGGCACGCAAGTACTTCAATTCTGGGACTCAGGCAGCCATCGTTGCGTACCAACAAGCTCCCGGAGAAGAGAATCGCAAGGTCAGAGAGACGCTGTATGTGAAGGAAATCATGCCAGCCTTTGAGAAGCTGACAGAAAATCTCATCAACATACACAAATTTACCAGCCTTTATGACACCTATGATGACTTGAAAAACGATTGTGTCAACTTTCTCTTTGAAACAATCGGTAAGTTTGACGGTAACCGCGGCACGAATGCATTCTCATACTTCAATGTTGTTGCTAAAAACTGGCTCATCATTCGAACGAAGCAAAAAAGCCAACGCATCAAGCGCAATGTCAGCCTGGATGACCCAGAGGCCCTTAGCGCCAACGAGCATCGAATCATTGAAGACCATTGTACTATTCCGGGCCAGGACACAGTCCTAGAGATGGAAACAACGGGCCAGTCAATTATTGAAGTGCTTTACGAAATTCGAAACAAAGCTAAGACTGAAAATGAGCTAGCGTGTATCAATAGCATCATCACAATCTTTGAAAATATCGATGAAATTGACCTCCTCAACAAGAGTGCAGTCCTTCTCTACATGCGCGAATTAAGTGGACTGACCCCCAAACAGTTAACGACTACAATGCAACAGGTCAAAAAACAGTGGCGTAGACTAAAATTAGACCCCAAATTTAAGTTGTTCTGATGTTTACAGTCTATAAGCATACTTGTCTCACAAATGGTAAGGCTTATGTGGGCTGGACATCACTTTCACTTGAAGAACGTTGGATTCAACACTGTTATTTTGCAACTTATGGGTCAAAGTACGCATTTCACAGAGCGATTAGAAAATATGGGACTGATTGTTGGACACATGAAGTGTTGGAAGAGCATGCATCAGCATTTGAAGCCAAACAAGCTGAGGTTCGACTAATCGCTCAACACAGCACGTACACGAAAGACGGTTGTGGCTATAACATGACACTGGGCGGCGATGGAGCGCCCGGATATGTTCCAACATTAGAACAGCGAATTGCACACCGTGGGCCCAATAGTGCAACTGCAAAGTTGACGACTTTAGATGTTGTCAATATGAAATTAGCATATCTTTCTGGCGCTACACAATACGAACTTGCCTCACAATTTGGCGTCAAACAAAGCAACGTCAGTCGCATTTTACGAGGTATTACGTACGTAGACATACGGTTATCTGAGGTAGACGAGACGCGTATCCAAACACTGTTATCCCAACGCAATCGCGAAAAACGTAAATTTGTCAAAGCCAGCACTCGTAGTAAAGTCTCAATCAATCGTTCAGGTGCAGGCAACGGAATGTTTGGAAAAACTGGCGAACTGAGTCCCAACTTTGGTTCACGACGGAGTAAAGCTTCTCGACAATTGATGCGAGAAAAAGCTCTCCAGCGAGAAGCTAAAAGACGAGAAGCAAGAGAAACAACATGACAAACGCACCTACACCCGTCCTTGGACCATTGCCTACAGGCATTATTGAAATCACAGACCGCTCAATTGAAGAAAAGGTCAAAGACTTCAGCGAATTGCTGAAGACGATTGAAAACATTGACGACAAAAAACGCAGTTTGTGGAAAGAAATCTACGAAAATGCTGTTGCAGATAGGCAAAATGCCTACGTCATGTTCACAACGCTGGTTAGAATAGCTGCGCAAAGCTCGACAGAGCATGCTACACATGCCAAAAGCATCAACAGTTTCATTGAGCGAATGCAGCGTGCTAATGAACAACTCATTCGCCTCGTGGAACAGATTGCCAAGACACAATCAGGTGTAGATACTTTCAGCCCAGATGATATGTTTGAGCAAATCAGGTCGGGCCGTTGAGAAGCAGGCTACGTACTCTTTGAGGAACTGTGCCTGGCAATAAGTTCGACAGACGAGACACTAAACACATCACAGAGGGGCGTTTCGAGGAAACTGCCCAAAATCGTGTGTTGTATGGTGATGGGCACCATCAGTCTAGGCCCAACATGGTCAGGATGGTCGTCGTTGACGTCATTCACGACCCAATGATGGTTGACAAGACAAAGCTGTCACACTACCAGCACGACCTGGGTGTTAGCAACATTGATTA